CGCAGCGCGCATATCTCGGCGGCAGAAGAGGCTTTGGCTGCCGGCAACCAGGAGGGCTACAACAACGCCATGGCGGCCGCGGAGGTCCTAAACCCTGAGCTTGAAAATCTCCGCAGGCTCATAACTGAGGAGGAGCGCTTTGACAATTCTGCTCCAGCCAACGCGCACGAAGCTAGCGAACTGGCGATTGAGAGAGCTAACGCTCTGCAAAATGGGGAAACTATCAGCTTCTCCGCAAGAGAGGTGCTGAACGGGCTGAGAATGGGCGGCGCGTTGCCGGACATAGAAAACTCAACGACGCTTGCCACGGGCACGCTAGTACAGCCCACAGGAGCGAGCTCTGAAATCCGTGACGGATTTTTCGGAATCAGCTCAATCATTGATGAGGTTAGGTCTATAAATCTCACGGGAATGGGATCTTTCCTTGAGCCTTATGTTAAGTCCGAACTGGAAGCTAAGGGCGGGAAGGTTACTACCACCGCTGGAAAGCTGAGGGATGACTCAAGCCCTGAGTTCCGCAACGCTAAAATTTCGCCCTATGAAGCCACTGTGACAAGCTATGTTGACCGCAATATCTCAAAGCTTAGCCCCGCTGACTACTCAGCTAAGATATTCGGGATGGCCCTGCGCGCTCTGCGCCGGAAAGTAGCGCAGATGATATTTGTTGGTGATGGACAGGCGTCTCCTGATATGTATGGCGTCACAAACGCAAAAAATACTAAGAGCGAAGACATATTTAAAACGCTTACCGCCGATAAAGGGCTTTCCCTTGACTTGTTAATGGATATACTCTTTGCCTATGGCGGCGATGAGGAGCTGGGCGGAAGCGCGAGGCTTTACCTAACCCTTCAGGATTTGATGACTATAGGCAAATTCAGGGGTGCAAACGAGAAAAGGCGGTTGTTTGACATTGAGCCCACCGCCGGCAATCCTAATACCGGAGTTATCCGCGATGGCGGCTTGGTGATTCCCTATACCATCGGGAGTGCACTCGGCAGCCTCTCAGGTAGCGCACCTGCGGCTGCCGGCGTAGCAACTATGGCCTATGGCGATCCCTACAACTATGAGTTGGGTCTGTTTGGCAACTTTGATATCAGGGTATCTGATGACTATAAGGCTGGGGAGCGTATGCTCACGATACTAGGTGACGTCATGGTGGGCGGAAACCTGATTGTAGACAACGGATTTATCGTGGTTAAGGCTGCCGAGTCCGCGACTCCCTGAGGTCAATAGCTATGGATGCGGAGCGGCTAGAGTCGCTTAAGGCATACATGGTAGTGGAGGGCGACGATGATAACAAGCTTATTGAGGGCTTGTACAGAGCGGCTATTATCTATCTCCAGAATGCCGGCGTTGAGGCGGACTTGCTCGGGGCTCTTCAGCAGCCTTTGTATGATTTAGTTGTTAATGGGCTTGTGCTCAACGATTACGACAATCGTGAGCCGGAAACCTCGGGCGCAATTTCCGCTATAGACTTTGGCCTGCGCCGGAAGATTAACCAGCTTAAGGGCTTTTGCGATGTTGCCCGTGCTGCAAGCACACAGGCGGGAAGCTGATGGGTATAACCCGCATACTGCAAGGAGGTGCTGCTGTTGGCAAAACGGTCAAAGGTCGGAGACCTTAGAACCCGAATAATTGTAAAGGACTACATTCCTGATGAAAACTCGGGAGAGACTCAAGCAGGATATGATGAAGACGGGTTTCCTATTTCAGTTCGTGACGATGACGGGTTTCAGGATAAGAACTATTTTAACGTATTTGGTGATGGTCAGTATTATCGGTGCAAGTGGGTGAACGCCTTCGGCAATGAGGTGCTTGAAGCGCTTAAAGCTCAGGTTAAAGAACTGGCAACGCTTACAATGCGATACTCGCCCAAGATTACGCCAACATGCCTTATATATAGGGATGAGGATCCTCACCCCTATGAGGTTATCAGTGTTAACAATGTTCAGGACCGGCGGGCCTGGCTGGAAGTGAAGGTTAGAAGGGGAGTGATGTCTCAGTGACTGTCAATAAGCGCATAATCGGCGCGCTCTCCGGATTCGGAAATCCTGTTGTGCCTAACGTGTACGATGGTAAGGGCGACACATATTACACCTTCAACTTTTCAACTTTTCCTATAAACTTCGGGGATAATGTCCCTCTACATGAGAGATTCCTCGTTCAAGTACATTTCGTTTGTCCGCCGGAATTTAACTATGTTTCCCGTTGTGCCAAGACAAGGCGCCTGCTGCATGAGGCGGGTTTTTCGTGGCCTACTATGATAAATGCCACAACGGAATACCGCAACAGCGGAGCGGATTATCAGCACTTTGTATTTGAGTGCGAGCTTGTAGACGGGCTTGATGCCGATGGCTAGGTTCGCATCTGAAGGATTTAACGAGCTTTCGGAGTTTTTTGGAAACATTTCCGATATACCCGATGATATTACCGATGAAATGCTACTGGCACAAGCCGACATAGTTGAAAAGGCACAGATAGCGAAGGGCGCGGCGTATGGGGTTATGCTCACGGGTGTCACCTTAAGCTCTATTAAGATAGGTAAGATTGTCCGGAGCGGAGGTTCTAAATCTATAAAAATCGTTCCCGAAGGCTCAAATGCAGACGGAAACCGAAACGCTGAGGTTGCCTTCCTGAACGAATTCGGAGTGCCCAGTAAGGGCATGGCAGCAAGACCATTTATCAGCGATGCAAATGAAGAGGCGGCGGATCCGGCAACGGATGCCGCAGCGCAGATCCTGTTCGATTGGCAGAATTCACAATAATTATTAATTGGAGGATACATACATGAGTACAACTAAAATTGTCTATGGCGTAAAGAAGGCTAGATTTGCCCCTATGCTCACGGAGCCTGATGGTGCTCTGCCGACCTATGGACCTATAATCGACCTTAGCGAGCTTGCCCAGTGCAATCAGTCTATAACCTACTCAAACGCTCAGGCGTTTGGAGACAATCGCTTGGTTGCCGAGGTTAATGACTTTGTTTCCGCGCAGCTTGATATTCAGACGCTGGGAATGCCCCCTGAGGTTGCCAGGGCTCTGTACGGTGCTGAGGGCACGGATGAGCAGGTCATCTACAGCGATAGCGATGTGGCTCCGCTTGGCGGCGTTGCATACTACAAGAGCATGCGGAGCGGTGACGGTAAGAACTTCTTCGAGGCATGTTATTATCCGAAGGCCCAGGCAACTCGCGGCAATGATAATGCTACGACTAAGGGTTCGAGTACTACATTCCAAAATCGCAGCCTTAGCATGAAATGCACTGCTCCGAAGTTTGGACAGTGGGAAATCACAGAAGAGTTTGCCACAGAAGCCGAGGCTGACGCCTGGTGCAATGAGCAGCTTGGCGCTACCGGCGGTTAACGGCAGCTATGGACGGACTGAGCGTGACCTTCCGCGAGCATAAATATACGTTGCTATTTAACGGCAATGCTCGCTTTGATATTGCAGATTTGATTGGCTTGGATGGATTTTCAGCAAAGATTTGTGAAGACAGCCGCGAGGGACTTGACGCTTTGTGTGAAGCGGCTACTATCATGTTTGAGCAGGGGGAACTTTCTCGCCGGCATGCAGGGCTCGACTCTGCATCCTATCCGAGCAAGGATACCCTGAGGCAAACGCTCCTGCCGGTTGAGATTATGAATCTGCGTAAGGCGGTGCTGGATGCCTGTGGCCAGGGGTACGGCAGGGAAGTTGAAAATGAAGAGATTGACCTTGCTCTGGCAGAGTTTCAAAAAAAAACGGAGTAGTTCTTACTAAAGCCGAGTATATCCGAATGGGTACGGTTAATGGTTTGAGCTTTAAGGAAACCATGCTGCTGCCTGTGGGTAGAGTGTTTGATTTGCAAGAACTCTACCTGCGGGCACATGGATTGAGAGAAGAATCGGAGGAATAAAATGGCAGGCTTTCAATTTAGAGACACAAAAATATCTGTTGAAATCCTAGATAAAAAATATGTGATTGACCTCACAACCGAGATTCAGCAAAAATTTGATCGTATATCACGAGAGCTATTCGAACTTGCGGAGTCAACAGCAAAGGGCGAAAAATCCGGCGAAGAGGTTTTTGACCACTTAGCGGAGTTTTTTGACACTGCCTTGGGTGTAGGGGCTCACGATGAAATTTTTGCCGGACGTCCCAAGCTAATCGCGGACTATCTCGACCTTGTAAACTACCTCGCCGAAAAGATTAATGCCCGCACCGGAATAGGCGGGCAAAATCGAGGACAGCGGCGGAAACAGGGCAAATGAAAAGCACCGAAGGGCTGGTTAAGTGCCCATACTGCGGCTATTCGATGCCTATAAAAAAAGGCCCGTCGGCTGTGTGTTCTGATATGTGGGTCAAGTGCAAGGGCCGCAATTGCGGCAAAGAATTTGAGATAAAAGTTAACAAGGTTGACAAGTAGTGCCTGAGTGCCGATGTCTCCTGCCAATGGAGGTGACATCGTGCCAAGTGTAACCCGCACTATAAATACAAAGCTCGTCCTGGACGGCGAAGCTGCATATAAAGCACAATTAGCGGGCATCAACGCCGAGAGCCGCAAGCTGGCCTCTGAAATGAAGCTGGTGGAGGCAAGCTATAGTGGGCAGGCTAATTCACTGGAAGCGCTCAATGCCAAGCATTCTGTATTGCAGCGGCAGCTTGACAATCAGCATAACAAGCTCAGCGCGCATAAGAGAGTGCTGGATGAAGCCCGGACAGCTTACGAGACCTATGGTAAGCAAATGGCTGATTACGGACAGCAGATTGAGGAGAGTAAGTCGGCCCTCGATGAGCTGAAGAACAGTACCGGTGACACTACTGAGGAACAGGCGCGTCTCACAAAAGAGATGGATACCGCACAGGAGGGCTTTGATAAGTCTGCGGCTAAGCAGGCGATTGCTTCCAACAAGATGGCCGAGTATGAATCCCGTGCCAATTCAACCGAGGCTAACATTAAAAATCTTGGACGGGAAATCGACCAGACCAGCGCGTACATGGGGGAAGCAGCTACCAGTGCTGATGGCTGTGCAACCTCAATTGATGAGTACGGCAACAAGGTTGAGTCCGCCGGCGCGTCAACTGCGAACCTTAGCTCACTGTTGGCCTCGGCTGGAATCATTGCCGGGCTGAAAAAGCTGGCAGAGGGATTTGCCGACTGTGCGAAGGCATCTATTGAATACGAAAGCGCCATGACCGGCGTAATTAAAACCGTGGACGGCACTCCGGCGCAGATACAGGCTATTTCTGACGGCATCAAAGAGATGTCAACGGTTATCCCAGCCACTACCACTGAGATAGCGGCAGTGGCCGAGGCTGCTGGGCAGCTTGGAATTGCCACTGATGACGTGCTTAATTTTGCAGAGGTCATGATAAACCTCGGCGTCACAACGAACCTGTCCGCAGAAGAGGCGGCAAGCTCCCTAGCTAAATTTGCCAACATTACAGGCACCGCAGCCAGTGACTACGAGCGGCTCGGATCCACGATTGTTGCTCTGGGAAATAACTTTGCCACAACTGAGGCTGATATAGTCGCCATGGCAACGGGGCTTGCCTCCGCCGGAACCTTGGCCGGGCTGACAGAATCGGAAATCCTGGCGCTTGCTGCATCAATGTCCAGCGTTGGAATACAGGCGCAGGCGGGCGCAACGGCCATGAGCCAGACCTTTGCGGCGATAGAAAAAGCTGCCGCGAAGGGCGGGGACAGTCTTGATGAGTTCGCACGCATAGCCGGAATGTCCGCTGAAGATTTTGCTGCTATGTGGCGAGATGATGCGCTTTCGGCTGTCAATGCGTTTATAGGCGGTCTCGGGGGGCTTGAAGCCCAGGGCGAGAGCGCAACTCTTGTCCTTGACGAAATGGGTCTGTCGGGAATCCGGCAGGCGAACATGCTCAAAGCCCTTGCCTTGGCGTCTGATACTTTGTCGCAGTCGATTGGTTTATCATCTGCGGCATGGGAAGAGAACACCGCATTGGCGGCAGAGGCGGCGCTGAGATACGGCACCACAGAGAGCAAGTTTCAGTTGCTTGAAAACTCCACTATGCTACTGAAACAGGCAATTGGCGATGCTCTGACGCCTGCGCTTGGCGGTATGGCTGAAGCCGGAGCCGATGCGGCTCAGTGGGCAGCAGACTTCGCCGCAGACAACCCTGAGGTTGTTGGCGCAATTACGGGAACGGTTGCAGCTGTGGGATTGCTTACAGGTGCAGTAACCATATATACCGCTGGGGCAAAGATAGCAGGGATGGTAACCGCAACGCTTGGTGCAAGTATGACTGCTGTTTTAGGTCCGATAGCGGCGGTAATTGCCGGAATCGGACTTGTTGCTGGAGTTTTAGCAGCCTCCGTTAAGGATGCAAACTCTGAGCTAAATACATTACAGGCGCAGACAAAAGCATCAGCGGCGGCTTATGAAGACGCGAAGGCGGCCATATCCTCACAAAGTGAGAGCATTGGATCTCTTGCCTCGCAGCTAGACTATTTAATCCAGACATCTGACGGATCCACGGGCAGTATGCAGGCAATGCAGGGGGTCATGTCGCAGCTGACAGCACTTGTACCTGAGCTTACTGGGTACATTGATGCGGAAACTGGAGCTCTTATGGAGGGCTGGGAGGCAGTTGTCGGGCTCTCACAGGCACAGCAGGAGCATGTCCTTGCAAAAGAGCGGGAAGCCCAGATATCCGCAGAGTTGACAACAGCGGAGCGTAGTTTATCCGAAGCAAGAGCAGAAATGCAGGCGCTTGAAGAAAAAGGAATAGATCTCGCGGCTATAGATATCCTGATGGGAGAAGGCTTGATAAGCTTGCTCTCCGAAGAGCAGCTCCGATATTTAGAGCTCCAGCAGGCTATAACCGGTTATTCGGACCAAATTGAGACCAGCTCGGAGGCTCTCAGTGCTGCGACGGCTGAAACTGAGGCATTCGCTGAGGCGGCCGGAGCTCAGGAAGATGCAATTGAGCCGGTTATTGACGCATTGGCGGAGCAGGCGGCGGCACTTGGAACTACTAAAACTGAACTCGCCGAGGTAGCGTCTGAATACGGGCTAACCGCTGACGCGCTGGCAGCTATGGTGGCGGAGTCCGGAGTCAGTCTGGATGAGTGGGTTGCCAATCAAGAGGAATATGCCTCTGCTGTGAAAGATGCCACTGACAGCGTTGTAAACGATTTTGAGAAGGTTAAGACCGGTACTGGGCAGTCTATAGACCAAATGATTGCCAACAACGACCATAACGCAGAGAAAACCAGGGAGTTTACAGCTCTCATGTCCGAACTTTCCGGCAGTATGTCGGAAGATGTTCAAGCTTACTTTGAAAAAATGGGCGTTGGCTCGCTCGAGCAGTTGCAGGAGTTGCGGGACTCTGGTGCTGGAAAAATGGAAGAGCTTAACGCTTCCATGGCGGAAGCAGCCGCGGCAGGCGCTGAAGATGTTGATAGGCAGTGGGCGGACGCAGATCTCCCCGGAGCTATCTCGAAGGTATATGATGAGGCTGGCAACGCAATAAGCAATAACAAATCAGTTGAGGACGCATCTGGGGAAACTATCGCGGATGCAGCCGCCAGCACCAAGGCTGAGATTTCAAACTCTAACTTCCCAGGTCTTGGTGTTGATATGGTTGGCGGCATAGCTCGCGGCGCTCAGTCTAACAGCGGGATGCTGGCAAATGTTCTGGCTAACATCGTGAAAAATGCTGTGCGTGCCGCAAAGGCGGCCGCCGAAAGTAATTCTCCGTCAAAGCTCACGGAGCGCGAACTCGGTCTTAATATGATGACCGGCTGGGCTCAGGGCATCGAGAAAAATGTCGGGCTCGTCACCGGCGCGCTGGAGAGCAGCGTAGGTGATACCGGCAAGGTGATGAAAAATGCCGGAGAGCTCGCTGTTAAAGCTTATGCTGAAGGCATTAATGCACAAAAATCAGCCGCAATCACTGCCATGCAGGACACGGCGCGTGCTACATGGGAAACTGCCAAAGGCACACTGACAAATTATAACGACCTCAAAAAAGAGCTTGACCGTGCTCGCAACATGGAAATTCTCAGTGAAAGGGAATATTTTGACGAACTGAAGTCTATTCGCGATAAATATCTCAATCCAAACAGCGAGGATTATCTCAGCGTCACTGAATCCCTTTATAAATTTGAAGCCAGCGAGCATGAGTCTGAACGTAAGGAAGCAATAGCTGCTTATGAAGATTATATCAAGGCTTATGTTGACGCTACAGAAAAAGCGCTGGATGAGGTGCAGAGCCGCATAGATAAAGCCATGAAGGGTCAGGCGGCTATGGCGCAGAGCCTAGCCAATTATGGAAGCCTCATGGATACGGTAAGCCTCAGCTGGTCAGATGGCTCAAAATCTGAGTATACCAGGCTTGGCGATTTGCAGTCAGACATTGATACCTTGTCCCGCTACAGTGAAATGCTTACCACCTTACAGAGTAAAGGTGCATCAGCATCCCTTATGGATGAAATTGTAAAGATGGATGTTGATGAGGCACTCAAATATGGCGAGCTGCTCCTTAGCAAGACAGAGAGCCAATGGGAAGACTATAACGAAAAATGGGAAGAGAAACAGCGCCTCGCAATTGAGATTGCTGAAAACTTTTATCGTGATGAGCTTAATGCCCTTGAAACGGAATACAACGACCTTCTCAGGGACAGTCTTGACGGGCTGAAAGATACCTCCTATACCAGCGGCGAAAATACGGTTGACGGCTTTATCGATGGCATGGTGAGCCGTGAGGATGCCCTGAAGGCTACTGTGGCACGGATAGCCGCGATTGTGGAAGGTGGATTACAGAAGGGCCTTGATTCTCATTCTCCGTCACGTCTTACCGAGAAATACGGCAAATATGCCGCCCAGGGTGTAGGTGTAGGCTGGGAAGAGGAAATAAAAAATCTTGAGGCTAAGGTCATGGCGTCGATGCCGGCAACCTTTGGGACTCCGGCACCGGTACAGCAAAATCAAAACTCAGACATGGAGCTTTTGTCCGGCATGGTAACTACTATGATGGCAGGCATGGGCGGGAGCGGGCCTCAGCCGCCTACAGTCCACATACTCCAGTTGGAGAACGGCGTGGAGATAGCCCGGTGGCTCGTGCCTGATATAAGAGCTGTCGAGAGTCAGTCCCCGCAGATTGTGAGTGATTTAAGATGATTACACAATTAATTATAAATGGCGTGGAGTACCCGTTTACATCTCGGGGGAAATACCGCGCATATAAAGAGCCTCTTGGCAAGAGCATCCGCATGGCAAGCGGGAGGCTTGTAACTGAAGAGGGTCCGGAAATCTGGAAGATAGAATATAGCTATGACTATATGGGCAATGAGATTATGCGCCGCTGCCTCGAAGATCTACGCGGGCATGCCGATTTGAACGTCACATTCCTTATCCCTGATAGCGACGATATGATAACCGCCCAGTTTCGCTGTACCCAGTGGCCGGCGCCGTCAGTACCTTTCAAGCGTGGAGATGAAGTTTTTTGGAACAATGTTAATTTTAAACTGGAGGCATTGGAGGGTAGTTAAATATGCAAAATACATCTGAAGCATATAAAGCCGCCATTGTCGGCAGCCGCCGGCGGATATCCCCGCTTGCAGTTGTGGAAATTATATCTCCGGACATTGTATATGAATCGGCTTCGAGCTCGGGGATGGAGTCCTTCTGTAATCCTGCACAGCTCTATGACAAGGTAATTGAGCCGGGTCCGCAATACAACACTTTAGAACATAACTATTGTCTGCTTGACGGCACAAGAGATATCATTCCCGCAGGTATTATCCAAACCCAAGAAGGAATTGTTTTAACTGATATCTGCGATAACGAAGGCATATTCGCATCGCCCAAGCCATACGTGGAGCTAAATGTTTCAGGGCTTACGGTGTTGCAGGTTGCGTCTGTGTGGTTTAACGGGCGTCTGGGTGATGGAGTAGCGCAGGACTTCATTTTTTCAATCTACTCCGGAGTAACTGAGGTTTACTCTGAGAATGTAGTTGGAAACTTTGACCGCAGCGTAAGTTTTGACGGATTTACGGCATACAACGTAACGGCAATTAGAGTTACATTTTTAAAATGGAGCTTACCGCGACGGAGACCTCGTACTGTGGAAATTATACCGGGAATTTTTGAGCAATGGGATGACCGGATAATTTACAGTGTTGATGTTGTTCAAGAAACTTCTTTCGACTGTATGTCTGTGCCCCATGGCGTTGCAAACCTGGTTATCTACAACAGGGACAAGCGGTTCAATCCCCACAGTAAGAGCAGTATTTTTAAGTCGATAGAGGCGCGGCAAGGTATACCAATATCATACGGGGTGAAGCTGCCGAATGGCAGCGTTGAAAACATTCCGCTAGGCGTTTTTTACCAGCAGGACAAAGGCTGGGAGACAGATGCCTACGGTCTTACAATGGCGTTTAAGCTGGTTGATATTATTGGGTTAGTGCGTGACCGCATATTTGAGCCGCCAACTGTGCTCCCGACAAAGCTAAAAGATTGGATTGCTCTTATTGTCTCTCATTTAGGCATAAACTTCGCGGATAGGTTTATCGTGGATGCATCTATTTCAGAATTTCCACTGATTGCAACTCTCGACGGTGTCAAGTCTTTAAAGTGTGGCGAGTTGCTCCGTTACTTGTGTATGGCAGCTGGTGCTTTCTTTCGGGCAGATTCTGCAACTGGGTATCTTAGGGTTGAGCCGCTACCAAATGTAATTGGCTCACGAATCTCAATGGATAATATGATTTCATATCCCCGTCAGTCCGCTAACAGCGATATTGCGAACATAACCTTCCGTTTGGCTGATGGCATTGACTATACTGTTGCCGGAACACTTGGAACGGCCGGCAATTCACTGTCCGTGACTAATCCATTTATTGCTACTCAAGCTCAGGCAAACCTAGCTGCCAGAAACATTATTACAAGCTATGGCGGAAATCGCTTTACTGTGCAAGGGCGTGGTGATATGAGCGCAGAGCTTGGCGACATAAACATAATCGAGGTTGGCTTTGATCAGGAATCATCAGCGCGACGAATCCGCCAGCAGCTGAGAATTTCCGATCATGTAATGACTAATGTTCCATCGTCGTATATTCAGGCAACAGGCTCTGCAATTTTTACGCACAGGGTGGAGCTGACAGAGGAAGGTACATGGACGGCGCCGGCGGGAGTAACTTCGCTACAAATCATTGTGGTAGGTCCCGGAGACCTCGGCGCGGATGGCACAAGCGGCACATGGACAGAATCAGGTGTGCCCGGCGTTGGCGGTGCAGGCGGAAAAGTCTTTATAGCAACCATTACTATCAACAGCGGTCAGTCGTTTAACGTGCAAATAAATAGCACCGCTACGGTTTTTGGCGCGTACAATTCCAACAACGGGGTCTTGTTTCCTAATGGCTTCGGTGATATTTTTTCCGGCGGCGTGTATGGCAGCCCCGGCGCAGATGGTAAGACAAACAGCAGAACCATTGAATCTGGGCATCCGGGAAGCCCGGGCACCGGAAACGGCGGTCAAGGCGGCTCTGGCGGGGGTCAAGGTGTTAGGGCTTGGCAAGATGGCAGCGGATGGGTAGTAAAGCGTAATCCCGTCAACGGAGGCA